AAGCGTTGCGGCTTGAAGGATTCCGATCCGCTGGTCACTGCACCATCGCGGTCGCGCAGTGCCCAGCCTGTCTGAGTGCCGAGATCCAGTGCCAGGATCGAGGGCACGGATGGCCGCCGATGATCTGAGCCCGGGTGGCCGGCAAGTCCCTGACGTAGGGCAGAGGGACCCTCTGGTCCCTCTCCTACGTAGTAGGAGGGGGAGTTTTCGCCAACTGGAGAAAGGGAGAAAGTCCAGCAATGGCGCGGGTTTGCGCAAGTTGGCAAGTTGGCAGCGATCCCAACTGCCAACTGCGGGTCATTCCCTGCAATGCCTTGATCTGACTGGACTTCCAGTTGGCAGGGGTTTGCCAACTGCGGGTAGTTGGCAAGGAAATGAGTGCAGCTTGTCGACATGCCTCTGCGGGATGGCCGCACCGTTGCGCAGTTCATAAATGAGCTGGCGAGTCGTACGCGTTTCATCGGGTCGGAACAGCAGCATTCCGGTCGAGTAGTAGCCGCGCAGGCTTCCTGCGCCGGCCAGGGCCTGGAACGGGTCTTCCTCGAACTGCTTCTTGCCGAGCTTCTTGGAGTGGTGGGCGAGGATCACCCCGGCGTCGGGGTTGACCGGCTGGCGAATCCGCTCCACCCGCTGCGACAGGAAGAACAGCATGGCACCGTTGTCGTTCTCGCCACCAGCGTCGCCGCCGTCGAACACATTGCGGATCGGATCAATGGCGATGATGTCGGGAGGCTCGCCGCCGAAAGCCTGCGCGATCGCCGGGATCACCTGCGCCAGTCCCGCGTCATCGAGCACCAGCCGCAACTGCGGTGTGGCGACGAAGTTGGCGCGAGCATCCAAAAGCCGGTGTGATGGCAGGCGCACGTCCTTCACGCGCTCGCGCAGGTAGTGGTACTGGACTTCGGCCTGCAGGTAGAACACTCGCAGCGGACGGGGTGGCTGCATGCCAAGGAATACAGCGCCTGCAGCCATGTGCGCCAGCCAAGACAGCAGGAAGTCGCTCTTGCCGACTTTCGGTGCGCCACCGAACACCAACATGCCAGCTGGTGTCAGCACGCGCGGAGCGATCAGATCCGGCGGCAGCGGCGAGTTGTCATCGAGTAGTTCGCCGAGCGTGAAGGTGGGCAGAGAAGGAGCCGCTGCCTTTACGATCCGCCGGTCACCCTGGGCAATGAATGCCGCGCAGTCGAAGCCCTCGTCGACAGCGTCTGCTGCATCCCACTTGGTCGGCTTGTCGGTCGGCGGCACCAAAATGGCCACGGATGCGCTGCCCGACATCACGCAAGCGCGAGCCGCGCTCTCGGCGTAGTCCCAACCGGGTGCATCCCGGTCCGGCCAGATGACCACGGATTTCCCGGCTAATGGACGCCAGTCGGTTTTGTCGACTGGTGCCTTGGCGCCGTTCATCGCGGTGGTGGCGGCAATATCCTGGGCGATCAGCGCGTGGGCACACTTTTCCCCCTCGACCAGGACGACCTCTCGCGCTTTCGCGATGGCCGGCTGGTTGTAGAGTGGTCTGGGGTCGGGTGCGTGCCACATGCGGGCACGAACATCCCAGGGGCGATATTCCTTGCCCGTCGGTGGGTCGTAGCGGTAGACGCATGCGATCAGTTCGCCCTCGGGTGACAGATAGTCCCACTTGGCGGTGTAAGCGCCGAGGTCGTCCATCGGCACGCTGCGAACATCGCGGCGCATCGGCGTGATGTTCGGTGGAGCAAGACCGAGCCACTGCCGAATCTCTGCGGCGATGCGTGGGAAGTCGCTGCGTGCGGAGCGACCCTGCGACCGCGCCCACAGATCGATGACATCGCCGCCCTCGTCGGTGGGGAAGTCCTTCCAGAGGCCGCGCCGTGGTCCGTCCAGCTCAACCACCAGACTCTTGCCAGGGTTGCCATCGACATCGCCGACGTAGAACTTGCCACCTCGGATGCGCCCCTGCGGAAACAGGTAGTGGAGGACGGCTTCGAGCCGGTCCAGTAGCCCCGCACGCAGCGCATCGGTATCGGATGCCAGTTCGTCGCGCTGCTCGGGGGCGTCATTGAAGTCGAGCCAAATGATGTTGTCGGCCATCATGTCGAACCCCAACAGCGGTCCTGCCAGGGGCAGAACTTGCACTCGACATGCGTTGGCGTGGTGGCATGGCGCGGCAGCAATTGCTGGCTGTCCGTTGCCGTGATGACTCGAACCGCGCGATCGGACATGCGCTGCGCCAGGCCGCCGTCGAACGGCACTAGCTCGAACCAGATCTCTTCGGAGTCCTTGTTGATGGCGGTGAATAACGCCGGGTTCGCAGAAATGCCCGGAATGCTGGTCTCCATGTAGGCCTGATAGATGGCCATTTGTGCGGCATAGACCGGTTTGGATTTGCTGATGCCGTGCTTGACCGTGTCCCGCCAGGACTTGTCGTTCATGGTCTTGCACTCCCACAGGGCCGGATAGCTCATTCCTAGCTCTGCGGGACCGCCGTTAAGCACGCCATCGACGTGCCCTTGGATGCGACCGCCCGCGACAGAAAATCCGAACTGATCGCCGCTGGCCTTTTGCGTGTACAAATCGAATCCGGCCATGCGCAGCCAGCGGATGGCCAACTCTTCGAGGACGTGGCCTACCTCGAAGACGCGCAGAACGCGACCCGGTATATCCCGGCCAGGATCGACTGGTGTCCGCAGATACTCGTATTGCAGCGCCCGCTCGCAGGCAACGGCCAACCGAGACGCACCGAGATAGTTGCGACGGGGTTGGTTGTCAAGTTCGGCGCTCAGTGCTGCGTCGATGAGCACGCCGATCTGCTCGTGGATCTTGGGGCGGTGATTGAAGTCCAGCATCAGAACGGCACTCCCGTCGAAGCGGACTTGCCTTGGCGGGCGAGTCGCTCCTCAAGAAATGCGCGGTCCTTCTCTGCCATCCGCTCGTGCTCGACGAGCATGTGTTCCTGGTAGGCGGTCACCACCACGTCGATCAGCATCAACACTTCGTCTTTGCTGTAGTCCGCCAGCGGGCGTTGCATGCCGATGGTGCCCACGTACTCACCCAAGGGGGCCAGGCAGGATGCCATGGCGGCCAGCTCCATGTCACTCGGGTCGATCATGTGACCTCCCGTCTTTTCCATGAGACGTGAAAACGCGTTCTGGCAGCGCATGGAGCAGAACACCCAGCGGTCTGAGTAGCGGCGTGGATCGCTGCGCGGCAGGCGTGGATTGAAGTAGCCGAAGCCCTTGGCCTTGCGGGAGCAGACTGCACATTTCACGCGGTCTCCCGGTGGGCATCGTTGGCAGCCACCACGAGGCGCTGAATCGACGACTTGTTGAACTGGAAGGACAACAGCACCGAGGCCTGATAGCGCGTCATGCCAAAGTCGGCGTGCAGCGCCTGCGGCAGATACTGGAGTTGCTTCGCGGTCGGCGGCTCGTTCAGCCAACGACGGGTCTTGTGCGCGGAGTCAGCCGACTCGCGGTCGTTCAGCCAGTCATCGGCCTTCGCCATGCAGACAGTGCGATCGCCAACGGCCAGCAAGCGCGGCTGCAGATCCTTACCTCCACCCACGGCATGCCAGCGCCCATTCAGGAAAAACACGCCACCCCAGGCATTGAAGCCGGTGGCCATCAATGCGTCGTCGCAGCCGAACAGGTCGCACCAGCGGAAGTTGGAGTGCTTGAGGAGATCGATCTCGGTCATCACGAAATCGGCCAGCGCATCTCCTTCTTCGGTGTTCTCGTTCTCCCAGACGAAGCCGCACAGCGGGCATTCGCGGCAGCCGAGCGGGACGGTGGCTTCACAGGACGGGCAGTCCTTGGTGGGCACTTCGCCGTGATGCTGGTGTCCGTCGAGATTGACGTCCTGTTCCAGAGATCCGTGCATCAAGGTCGCGGTGCCGAAGTCCAGGACCACGCAATCGGTCTTGATGATGCCCGGATGCTCCGATGGGTCGATGGTGCGCAGGCCACGTCCGATCATCTGGGTCAGAGTCGACTTGTGCAAGCTGGGTCGCAGCAGAACCACGCAGGAGGTAGGCGTGAAGTCGTAGCCCTCCGTGAGCACAGCCACATCGACCACGACCTGCGCGGTACCGGATTCGTACTCGGCCAGGCGTGTCTTTCGCTCAGATTCTGAGAGCTCGCCGTGCACGATCACGGCGGATACACCGGCATCCTGAAAGGCCTGGCGCACACATTCGGCATGGGCGACGGTCGAGCAGAACACGATCGTCTTGCGGTCGCCGACCTTCTCACGCCAATGACGAATCACGGCATCGGTGATGGGCGTCTTGTTGAGAATCGCCTCGACTTCCGTCATGTCGAAGTCAGTGGCCGTGCGCCGGACCCGCGTCAACTGCTCCTGGGCGCCGACATCGATGACAAAGGTGCGTGGCGGCACGAGGTGGCCGGAGGCGATCAGCTCGCCGAGGGTGATTTGATCCGCGTCGTTGCTGAAGACCTCCCGTAGTCCCTTGCCGTCACTGCGGGCAGGCGTCGCCGTCACCCCGAAGATCTGGGCGCACGAGTTCTTCTCCAGCACACGGTCGATCACGCGGCGGTACGAGGCCGAGGCTGCGTGATGCGCTTCATCGATCACCAGCAGATCGAGGATCGGGATGGCAGCGAGATGATTGTCGCGCGACAGCGTTTGCACCATCGCAAACGTGGCGCGACCGGACCAGGATTTGTCTTTGGCATCGAACACGGAGGTGCTGATGCCCGGATTTACCCGTGCGAATTTGGTCAGGTTCTGGCCAGTCAGCTCATCACGG